CTTGGGGATTGGTCTCTACCATCTATTTGGTGTACCAGACATAGATTGATTCATGGATTGCCAATGAGGTTTTTTTCCAAGAAAGATTTATTTTGTCACAGACCTTGGTTGATTGCTCCATTGGACGATCTTTCCAAGGATGTAGTAGTCATGAAATCCCGTCAATTAGGGTTCACGGAAATTATGCTTTCCAAAGCAATCTGGTTCGCATCTTTAATCGGCGTTACAATTGTTTATACGATGCCGAAAGGAAAGAAGCAGGAAGAGATAGCGCGGGAACGATTGGACCCTCTAGGGTATGAATGGAGCAATAATAGGCTATCTCCTGGGATGCGAAGTCTCCTGGTTGATTGGAAGGCTTCAACGCTCCACAAACATTTGTCTCCTCTGTACGGTGGCGGAAGATCTTCAATTCTAGTTCAAGCTGCGTTCAAAGAAGGCGGAGAATCTACAGGTGAATCAACCGCTGGTGATATTCTATTTCTTGATGAATTCGACCGGATGAATCCTCAAGTCGAGGCGGCTTTTGATCAATCTTTGTCGTCTTCCAAACTGGGAATCAAGCATGTATTCTCAACTCCGACATATCCGAATAAAGGTGTAGATAGGAAGTATAATGCTTCAGATAGAAAAAGGTATTTCTTCAAATGTAATCATTGCGGTCATTGGCAACCATTAAGAAGGGAAAATATCCTTCAAGTTAAAGGATCAAAGGATCTGGTTCAGAGACTTGAAGCACATGACGATACCGCGAGGTTTCCTCCAGGAACATTTATTATAGCTTGTCTCAAGTGTAAAAAGGAAATAGATCGTCATTCAACCAAGGCCGAATGGGTTGCGGAACAGAAGTCCGATATTTCCGGTTATCGTATGTCAAAATTAGACTTTGCAGCAAAGACGGCGGATTCGATCATGCTTGAATTAAGGGAATTGAAACCTGGTCTTGGCCCTTGGATGTGGTATGTATTAGGCGAAGCATATTTGGGAGAGCACGGAAGATTGGAAGAAGGTTGGATTTATACCATGATTGATACGACATTCCCCAAATTCAAATCAGGGAAAGAAGCAAGAGAAAAGTATCCCGATATAAAGATTGGAATTGGCGTTGATTGGGGCTCTAGCAATTGGTATGTAGTCAAAGGAAAATTACCAGATAGACCACTTCCGATCATACTTAGTGCTGGAGTGTTCTTCGATGAATCTAATTTAGATGGCGATGAAGCATCTAGAAGATCTGGAGAAAGAATGGCGCAAATCTCAGAGATATGGGAACCAAATGCAGTTATAGCAGATTTCGGATATGGGAAGGAAAGAAATCCTTATCTGTACCGGAAGTATGGCTATAAATTCTATGCCTGTGACTATTCCGGGAAGATGAATACAACGATTCCAGCCTGGGGAAAGAATCCTCCAGCGATAACGAAGTCGCTCCCGATTGTGAAGGTAGATAGAGATACTTCTCTCGAATCAATTCTCATGGATGTCAGGCTCCAGAGATTCTCTGTTGCTCCACTAGATGAAGAGATACTTGAACTAATGGATAAGCATTTTAGAAATGTGGTGATCAGAGTATATGAAGATGACAAAGGTAAGCTCGAAAAGGAAGCCGTAGATATCGGAGATGATCATTTACTTCATGCTGATAACTATGCGAATCTTGCACTCACACTCGCGCATAGAACTACCTTAGGGGTTGGGGAAATCAATATGGGTGAAAAGCCAAGGTCTAAGCTCGAACAGGCTATGCAAGAGCATGGATATGGTAGATTCGATATTGTGGAACAATTGATGGTTGATAACGAGTTGTTCAAACTCTTGTAGATGTTCAAGCTATGCTAAGTGTGAAATTATAACATACAAGGAGAAACATGAAAGAAGACGAAAAAGAAGAATACGATATTCGAGAGATTGGAGAGATCCAGAATAGACTACTTCAGTATTATGAACCTATATTGAAAGAAATGGAAAATGATTTGAAAGAATACATCAGGTTGTTTGATGTACCGATAGAGCATCTATTTCCGTATAGATTCAATGATCCAAGAAAGAGCAAGGATTGATGTCTGGAGGAATTCTAGCGCAGATTGCAGACTTTACAACCGATATCTTGAAAGCTAGAGCGGTCAATAAAAGAGATGATTATCCGAGAGTAATTGAAGGTGAGAGTCTAGTTCATAAAGATATGATATCAGCGTACCAGGGCAGAGGATTGGGAACCGGAAATGCGCTATTGTTTGATCCTAATTTATGGGGTTTTTCTTCCATGGCATATCGAGAGAAGCCTTATGCTCTGAACTATTATGTGCTGAATCAACTCGGAGAAAGAGACGCAATTATAGCAGCGATTGTTCTAACAAGGCTGAATCAGATATCTGCGTTCACATATCCGAAGTCAAATGACGAAGCATCAAGAACTATTGGAACCGGGTATCGTGTTCAAATGAAGAAGGGCAATAATAAGAAATACACCAAAGCAACTGAGAAGAGAGAAGACTATTTCAATACGTTACTTGAGAAATGCTCCGATGATAAAACTCCTGTAGGCGAAAGAGTTGAACGATCATTCGACACATTCCTGAGAAGATTTACTCAAGATAGATTGATTCTAGACCAGGCTGTATCATTGATAGAGAAGGATGATAAGAATAACTTCCGACAATTCTACGCTGTTGACGGTTCCACGTTTAGACTTACTGCTTTCGGGTCTGATTTATACAACAAATATGGTCCGTATATACAAGTGTTCAATGGAATGGTTATTGGCGCATTCCAAGATGCGAATATAGTTTGGGGAGCGCAGAATCTTACTACGCAACTTGCGAGATTCGGATACGGAAGATCAGAGTTAGAGTTTTTAGTCCGTCTTCTTATGGCGCATTTGGGAATTGATGCTAGTAATGAGAAGATGTTCAATCCGCATTCTATGCCGAAGGGATTTCTTACCGCCGAGATGATGGAAGTATCTGAAGACAATATGCGAGCATTAGAGTTATCTTGGGCTAACCAACTTACAATGAGTAGAAGTAGACATCGAATACCGATATTGGGTCTTCCCAAGGGCGGTAAGATATCTTTTCAGTCGTTACCACAAGCGACCGATCTTGAATTTGGTAGATTTATTGATTACTTTACGAATGTGGCTTGTTCGGTTTACCAGATGGATTCTGTGGAAATCAATTTTCAGAATCGTGGAGGTGTTGGTCAAAAACAATCTGCGCTAGGTGGTAGTAGTGATTGGGAAGCTAGATTGACAGCGAGTAAAGATAGAGGATTGAGAGGGATATTAGCTTGGTTGGCAAGAGTGGTCAATCAAGAGATAATGCCCGAGTTAGATCCCGATGAGGAATTTGAGTTTAGTTGGGTAGGGTTTGATGCGAAGAGTGATAAAGAGAGAACAGACCTGGCGAAAGAGCAAGCGAGTACATTCAAGACAGTAGATGAAGTTAGAGAAGAATTTGGTCTTGATAAATTAGGTGAAGACTTGGGTGGGAATATGATATTGAATCAAGTGTATACTTCGAGAATACAGATGTTGGAACAACAGAAACAGATGGAAGAGCAGCAAGCTCAACAGCAAGAAATGCAAGCTCAGCAGGGTGGAATGCCCGGTCAAGAACAATCTGGACTTGACAGCAGTGGTGAAGTACCTCAGAATGAAGATCAGAGCGGAGGTGAGTCATTATGGCGGCAATGGGCGCAGCAAGGCCAGGAAGAGGGCCAAGAGCCGGGATGGTAGATGCTATCCCGATCAACGTATTGCTTGCTCACATCAAGGCTGAGAGGGTTCACCGTGTTCTTCTTGGGACAGACGAGTCTGATGATCTCGCTCGCTTGGTAGCGGAGTCAATCCTCGAGAGAGCCGTTGAAACGCTCGGAGAACGTGCGTCGTTCAAATCCCTCCTGTCCTGCTTCTAGGATCTGAAACCTAATAATTTCAAGCACTTGAGATCTGGCTATCCAGGGCTCGCCCGGAGTGCTCAGAATACGCTAGTCATTTCAACTACTTAGCACCCTATCAGAAACGGTCCTGTGCTGAAGGGGGGTACCCCAGGGTACCCCCAGAAAACAGGCGTTTCTAGGGCCAAACTCATTGCGTTTTATTGTACGTCTGTTTTTACTAGTAATTTCGGCTAGTTAGAAACGCTTATTTTGGGGTATTCGGGCGGTAATCCAGGGTATTCCCAGGGGCTCGGAGATCTTCAGGCGCGCATGTTTTTATTTACGTGTATCCAGATATAAAGCAGAGGAGGTTAGGTATACTTGCTCCCGTTCTATGTTATTCGTAACGCTCAAGAGAAACCGTCCAAGCTCACCGATAATGAAGCCAAGGACTATACCAAGGCTGTGATAGAAGCAAGCGCAAGGGATCTAGTTGCGAATTACCTTAGTCGTGGTGGTGTTCCACATAGTCTCCTATCTCCGAAGAAGTTAGAAGATATGACCAATGCGGAAGTAGCTTCGCTGGTGAATCGTGCTAGTTTTTATTTGAAAGAAGAATTGACACTTTATTCCCCGAAGGATGACAATCTTAGAAGAGGTTTGAGACTTCTTCCTAGCATCAATCTACCCGAGGTAATTGACAAGTATGCCAAGGAATATATCTTATCTGTGAAAGAAGAGAAAGATGAGAAGAAAGAATTTGAGGTTGTTCCGTATAAATTCAGCGCAGAGCAAGCTAGTATTCCAACAGCTTTCGCGTATAGCGTAGCGTTCAATCTAGACAAGTCTATCAAGACGAAGTTTGTGAAGAGTATCCCGGAAGAAAATACATTCGCAATTGCGAGTTATATGCACACCAATCATGGTATTCTGATTCCAGGGTTTCTTTCTGAACAGCAAGTGCGAGATATTTGCCCTCAATGCGCTGACGCAATGATATCGAAGAGTATACCGTTTATGAGCGCAGATATTCTTGAGAAGTCTATGATGAAGCAAGCGAAAGCGGATCTATCGAAGGCTCCAGATAGATGGGTAAGATACTTGGAAGATAATGAGCCTGAGTTGATATGGGATCTTCAGAAAAGCAACCCTGATATAGAT